GGCGGTGTAGGGGAGCGGGCCATGCTCATCGCCCGTCTCGGGGTCGATCAGGCTGATCTCGGCGCTGCCGTAGCCCTCGATGTCGACGCCACCGGGCTCGCCGATCGAGCGGCTGGATCCGTAGCGGCTGAAGTAAATCTCGAGGGTGCCGACGGCGAGCAGTGTGCGCCCGTCGATCTGGACTTCGGTGTCGATCTCGTAATCGTAGCTCATGATCATCTCCATTGGTGGCGGGCGTTGTCGCCCGCCTGATCCTCTTACAGGAACTGTGTTCCGGCGTCAAGCGGCTTGACGGTAAGATTGCAATCTTTCGATCAGTTTCTCCCGCTGTTCGGGTGTCAGCACTCGCTTGGGGCGCGGGGGCTTGAAGGCGACGCGATTTTCCTTGAAGGCCGCCTTGAGCGCGTCGTGAGCCACGCGCCCCTTGCAGATGCGGATCAGGTCGAGGAACACGCCCGCAAATTGCCAACCGTGTGCGGCAATGTCCTGACGCCTGAACTGGCGGGCGCATATGATGTGTGCCAGTTCGTGCAGCACGACAACGTCGCTGCGCGCCCACAGGGGTATGCTGATCTTGTACCCGCCCCACGCGCAGGCGGCGCGGCGACCGCCACCATCGTGGACTTGGACCGTCTCGCCGGCCCTCGGCCAGCGACGTTGCACGGCGGCGCGGGGCAACTGCTTCTTGCAGAATTTCTCCACGTCAGAGACGGTCGGGAGGGGCGAGGCGAGCGGCCACAAGGCCGCGCGCTCTGATTTGTAGATCTTGGATCGTTGCGTATCGCGCATCTCTCATCTCTCATCTCCTCAGAAGTTGTAATCGTGAAACTTGCGGGGCTTGTCGGAGAGGCCGTAACGATTGCCCCACTTGTCTTTCCACCTGCCGCGCTTGTCCTTGCGGATGCGGATCACGGGAGCTTCCGGGTTCGGCGTAATCGTCCATTCCTGCTCGTCCTGACGCGAGCAGTGACCGAAGAAGCCGCCCGGGGCGAAGCCCAGATCGTTCTCGGGGTTGGAGCGCTTGGCATTCATCGACCGAATTTCCAGCGTGATCTCACTGACGGCGCGCACGATCTCAAAGGGGTTCACGTCCGAGTATCCGTAATGATTCGCGTATTGCATGGGTAAATCTCCATCCGGTCATCAGCGACCGTGATTTGTTTGTACAGGAACTCTGTTCCGGTTGTCAAGCGACTTGTCATCAACTATTTTTGGGAAACCTGAAAAAAGTGAACCGCCGTGCCCGAAGATTATGTTTCCAAACTCAGTGCGCAGATCATGGCGCTTGAGCGTCAAGTGAAAGTGCTGAAGAGCGAGCGCGCCGCGCGCATCCTTGGCATGCGCCGCTCTGGCGCAACCTTGGGCGACATCGCCGCCGTCGCCGGCCTGTCGCGCCAGCGCGTCTTGCAAGTTGTTCAGCGCTACGAGGGAAAACATGCCGCGCGCTGAGAAAAAGGCCGCCAAAACGAAGTCCAAGAAACCGAAGGTCGCAAAGCCGGCGGCCAATGAGCCGGTCGCAAAGCGCCCGCTGGGTCGGCCATCGGTTTATTCCGAGGCGCTGGGAGATGAAATTTGCGAGGAAATCGCCTTCTCGGATCTTGGCATTGAGCACCTTTGCAACCGCTTCGCTCATTGGCCATCGGCGAGGACGATTCACAGGTGGATAGAAAGCGACGAAGCTTTCCGTCAGAAATATACTCGTGCGCGCGAGAAGCAGGCCGAGTTTATGGCCGAGCAAATCGTCAACATCGCTGATGACAGCGTCAACGATACGCAAGTCGACGAAGACGGTAAGACCATCGTCAACTTTGATCACATCGCGCGAGCGCGTCTACGCGTCGAGGCGCGCAAGTGGGTGGCCGCGAAGCTTCTTCCTAAAAAGTACGGTGAGCGCACGACGACTGAAATAACGGGCGCAAACGGTGGCCCGATACAGATCAATGCGCAACGCATTATCGCGTTGGAGAATATGGACGAGGAGGCCCTGCAGCAGTTGGAGCAAGTGTTGAAGTTAGCTTTAAGTAAGCCTGAACAAACCTGAACGATGGAGATGAGTTATGAATGGTTGTAAAAATGAAGAGCTGGCACGGGTCCGTATAAAGGACATCGGTTTTCCGACGCGGGTTATGAACTCTATGATAAATGAAAACCTGCTTCCTCGCGATAGACCAATATACGCCGATGAAATGCAGGTTTTTAAGATAAAAGATATCCTGAGACTTATTGGTTGTGGCCGAACCAATGTGTTGCGAGCGAGAGTTGCCCTGTCCACTGTCGGCGTAAAATTTGCCGATGATGAAAATTACAACGAAAGATTAAGAAGAATACCAATACAGAAAAAGTCTGATAAACAGAAGATGGGCGAATGGCAGCCAGCGGATACTGCGGAAAACGGAAAATTAATTCTTGTCCGCACATACAACAATAAAGTTTATTCCACATCGATGATCAGAGATGGAATGGCCTGTTGTTACGTTGGCGGTGCGGGTGGAGACGCTTGGAAATTTCGGTGGTTCAGGTTTACTGAGTGGATGCCAATGCCGGAGCCGCCGAAATGAGCGACAAGCTGATCCTTCTGACATGGCACTGGCAGCTCGGTTGGTTGCGTCGCCCTGAAATGGACGACGAAAACGGTTACTGCTACGAGGAGCCGGACGGCGACCTTGTCTTCACGCCGGATCCGCGGCACCGCAAGGCGGCGCGTCTCGCCATCTGGCGGCAGTCAAACGGAACGCTCTACTCGACCTTCTCCAAGGCCCCCGCGCCGAAGCATAAGTTGTTGCGATGAGTACAAAGGATTCGGTCCTGTCTCTCCTGAGCGAGCTTTGCCAAGATCTGGGCAGCCCTGAGCAGGCCCTGATCGAAGTCGAAAAAGCTTTGTGCGCGCAGAGCCTCGCCGAATTTGTGCGCCGCGCTTGGCACGTCGTGGAGCCCGGCCAGCCATACGTGCATGGCTGGCACATCGATTTCATTTGCGCTCATCTCGAGGCCGTGACGAACGAAGTCGTCCTCGACGATGGGGAGATTTACAATCGCCTTCTGGTCAACATTCCGCCGGGCACGATGAAGTCCCTGCTGACCAACGTCTTCTGGCCGGCGTGGGAGTGGGGGCCGAAGAAGAAGCCCCACAAGCGCTTCGTCTGCGCCGCCCACAAGGTCGAGAACCTGTCGGCGCGCGACAGCCGCCGCATGCGCCTGCTGATCACGTCCGAGTGGTATCAGCAGCGCTGGGGCGGCCACGTCAGCCTCGCCGATGACCAGAATGAGAAGTTGAACTTCCAGAACACCGCCGGCGGCTTCCGCATCGCGACCGCGATCGGCAGCCTCACGGGTATCCGCGGCGACCGGGTGATCATCGACGACCCGCACAGCGTCGACAGCGCGGCGTCCGAGGCTATGCGCGAGAGCGAGGTGCAGACGTTCCTTGAAGCGATCCCGACCCGCCTTAACGACCCCATAAAGAGCGCCATCGTCGTCATTATGCAGCGCCTGCATCAGGAGGACGTCTCCGGCGTCATCATTGAGAAGGGTCTCAATTACGATCACATCATGCTGCCGATGCGCTACGATCCCCTGCGCGCCGCGCCCACGAAGCTTGGCGTCGAAGATCCGCGCACCCAAGAGGGTGAGCTGCTCTTTCCGCAGCGCTTCCCGGAGCACGTCGTCGATCGCGACGAGCGCGCCATGGGCCCCTACGCGACCGCCGGCCAGCATCAGCAGGAGCCGTCGCCGCGTGGTGGCGGCGTCATCCAACGCGACTGGTGGCAGCTCTGGGAGGGCAACAGCTTCCCGCCTTTCGACTTCGTGGTTGCCAGTCTCGATACCGCCTACACGATCAAGCAGGAAAACGACCCCAGCGCCCTGACGGTCTGGGGCGTCTTCAGCGGCGACATCACGCCGATGATGGCCGACAACTTCGTCAGCCGCGCCGGCATCGATGGCCGCGAGCTGCGCCTGCGCAACAGAGAGGAGGAGGCGGAGCGGTTCAACCAGATGACGCGGATCGCGAGCCTGCTGCCTGACAACCCCGAGAGCACGCCGCGCATCATGCTCATGTACGCTTGGACAGAACGCCTCAAGCTTTCGGATCTGATCGAAAAAGTCGCCAAGAGTTGCCGGCGTATGAAAGTCGATCACCTGCTGATCGAGAACAAGGCCTCCGGGATCAGCGTGGGGCAGGAGCTTCGCAGGCTCTACGGTCACGAGGACTGGAGCGTGCAGCTTGTAAACCCGGGCGCGATCGATAAGCTGGCGCGCCTGTATTCGGTCCAGCACCTGTTCAGCGAGGGCGTGATCTACGCGCCCGACACGAAGTGGGCTGACAGCGTCATCAGCCAGTGCGAGGTCTTCCCGAAGGGCAAGCACGACGACTTGGTCGACACCACCAGCCAAGCGCTTAAATATCTCCGCGAAACGGGTATACTGGTGCGCCAGCCTGAGCGCATCGCGGAGATCGATGCGGGCCGGCAGCACCGCGGGAAACCGTCAGAGCCCCTCTATTCGGTCTAGGAACAATGAAACAGATCCCCGCCAAGGCAGTCGTCGACGTCGAGCTGGAGCCGACGCCCGTGCGGCTGGGGCGCTTTGCCGTCGAAGTGTGGGGCGAGGCTCCATATGACTACGTCCGCAAATATGTTATACAGGCGAAATCCGATAATGAGGCGGCAAGGGAGGGGCTTGACCGTTTTGTTGAAGAAATTCAGCTTTTGCTCGCTGAGAAAGGCTAATCATGCCAGCCACGCCGGGCCTCGCCCCCAATATTCGGCAGCTCCCACAGGATGAGCTGGACGCCATGCCGGTCGTCGAGCTTCTGCCGGAGGGCGACAGGCAAGAGGCCAACGACAACGGCGAAATCGTCCGCATCGAACACGAGGACGGCTCGGTCACGATTTCTCTGGACGGCAAGCCCCTGAGCGACGCCGAGGAACGGGGTCCGAAAGGCTGGTTCGATAATCTTGTCGAAGACATTGACAGCATGGAGCTTTCGCGCATCGCGGAGGATCTCCTTGAAGGGATCAACGACGACATCCAGTCCCGCGTCGAGTGGGTCGATGACCGCGCGCAGGGCATCAAGCTTCTCGGCCTGAAGGTCGAGGTGCCGGGTCTCGGAGGAACGCCCGACGGCGCGCCGGTGGAGGGCATGTCTCGCGTACGCCACCCGCTGCTTCTCGAGGCGGTCCTCCGATTCCAAGCCAATGCGCGCAGCGAGCTGTTGCCCACCGACGGGCCGGTGAAGATCCGCAACGACAATAACGACCCCAACTTGCAACAGGACCAGCGCGCGAACGCCCTGCAGCGCGACCTGAACCACTACCTGACGTCGACGGCGAGCGAGTATTACCCCGATACCGATCGCATGCTCTTCATGCTCGGTTTCGGCGGCACGGCCTTCAAGAAGGTCTACTATTGCCCCCTGCGCAATCGCCCGGTCAGCGAGACGGTCGACGCCGACGACCTGATCGTCAACAATGCGGCGACGGACCTCGAGAACGCCAAGCGCATCACGCATCGCACGTACCTGAAGCCTTCGACGGTGCGCCGCCTGCAGATCCTTGGCGTCTACCGCGACATCGATTTGTCGACGCCACTGGAGGCGCAGGAAGACGCCGCGAAGCGCGCCAAGAAGGACCAGCAGGGCATTTCTCAGGGCAGTTTCCGGCCCGACGACCGTGATCGCGAGATCTACGAGTGCTACTGCGAG